AAGAAATTTAGAGAATTTATGAATAAAATTAATGAATTCAGAGCTATGGATCCTTTTGACGTCATGTATAATTCCCATAATTTGGCCACATTTTTAAATTTGAGAGAATATTGTATTGCCGAGGTGCTTACTGAGGTAGGATTGAGACAGGGATTAGAGAAGCTAATCCCTAAACAAATTGAATGGATTGATGAGACGTATGACAAGTGTGAGAAATATGGATTGTTACCAGGCAGAAGAGCTATGCCATATGTTATTTGGATAAGTGGAGAGCCGGGGATAGGTAAAAGTACCCTAGTTCACCAACTTGCTGAAAGCATATTGGTATCTGCTCTCGGTCAACCAATGAGACCAGGAGAGTACAATAAATATGTGTACGCACACAATACATCGAATAAGTATTTTGATGGGTATAATAACCAACCCATTTTTGTTTTGAATGATTATTTGCAGTTTGCCACAGAGAATGAAGAACAGTGGCTAATCAGATTTACGGACTCTATTGATTGCCCTTTGGAGGTTTCATCTGTAGATAATATTGCAACTGGAGTAAAGGGAGAAGTTAGATTTACATCACGTATAATCATAGTGACTTCCAATATTTCCCATTTGCAAAATTCTACATGTGTAACCAACTTGGATGCATTTAATAGAAGGCGTAATGTTGTTATTGATATGAGGTGGAAACCAAATTGCTCTACGGTAGACTTGAACAATTTTAATTATTCTTGGTGTGATATCAAAATAATGAGATCTGTTCTAGGACATACTGGTTACTTGGATAATCCTCTGGACGCAAAGAGATTAATTGATGGACTATGTGCAGCTATTGAGAGGTTTATAACTTTCGGTAGGATTGGACATATGTCTAGCGAGGAATTTCTAGCCCAAACAACATTATCCGGGAAATTGAGGAAGATGAACATTATCAAGGAAGATTGGAATAGTACAGTGGAACACGTATGGAAGAACGTATGTGATGTAGCAGATACAGCAATCTTTGGTATTAAGATCAAGTTCTTGATACCATTAACGCTTGTTGGATCTGCAACATATTTAATGTACAAATCCTGGATTCCGGCGATAGTGGAGAAGATCACGCAGAGCATGTCAGGAGATATGGCAACACAGAGAATACAGAGGAAGTTGAAACCTTTAACTAGGACGACTATGGGTAATAGGCAGAATGATTCAGAGTTTGGTTTGAAGATAATGAACAATGTTGTTCGTATCACCACCACGATAAGGGACCCTAATGACAGATTGATGAATCAGACCATGTGGGGTTGGTCGACGGGAGGATCATTAGTGTTTACACCCAAACATTTGTGGATGAGAGGAGATAATAAGGTGAAGGACGGGGACGCTGTCAAAATAAAGCGTTCCAATCAGGAGTTTGATTTTTATGTGAATGATAAGAATGTGTATTTGTTCCCTGATACGGATATAGCAGTTATAAACGTGTTAGGTTACACCCCCCCATTTAAGAGCATAAATCAAGTTATGATAGATGGGAATGCGCAAGTGGACACAGCAGGAGAGGATGCCGTACTAATACTACCAACTGAAACAAATGACATATTGATTCCTGTTATGATGCCAGTTAGAGCTTATTTAACTGATGCACCATACAGAGATGAATATGGCACTGAGTATGAAGGTAGTAATATATGGCAGTACAACCAGAGAATGATGAAAGGAGATTGTGGAGCAGTGATGTGCATTAAAACTAAAAACGGCTTGCGAATTGCAGGAATGCATGTAGCAGGAGATGCTTTTAGTGGAAATGCAGAGATCGTTTCGACGCAAACTTTTAAGGATGCCGAGAGATTTTTCAAGACGAAGGAAGCACAAGGTTTTCTGACAGATGTGGAGCTGACGGAAGATGAGTTTTTTGATGCCGAATCAGATTTGGAAGGAAACTTCTTTTTCTTAGGTAAAGCAAAGAAAGCCCCATTTCAAAAGTCAGATACACAGATCGTGAGAAGTCCGTTGTATGAGGCTTTACAACCACATAAGACAGAACCGGCAGTTCTGTCCCCAACGGATAAGCGAATGAACGAGATTTGCTCCCCAATGCTGAAATCAGTCGCTAAATATGGTGTACCGGTAGTGCCTTTCCAGAAGCAACTTATGGACGAAGCTTTTGACATAGTTAAAAGTTTCTATAATCCTATGAAGAGACATGAATTACATGTTTTTGAATATGATGACGCCATAAATTCTACCTATACACCAAATTTGGAGAAGATTGATTTAGCTACTTCTGCTGGTTATCCTTGGAACACCAAAGGAATAACTAAGAGAGATTTAGTTGAAGTGAGCAGCGATGGACGATTTACCTTGAAGCCTGACATGAGAGCGAAAGTGGAGAAGAATGATGAGTATTTGAGTAATAATGTTATGTTCCCTTATACTTTGGTGACAACACTGAAGGATGAAAGAGTCTCAACCGCGAAGGTTAAGATAGGTAAAACAAGAACATTTATGAATTTTCCTTTTGAGTATACTGTTTTAATGAGAAAATATTTTGATGATTTTATTGATAAGGAGACATTGTATGCTATGGAGATAGGTACAACAGTAGGAGTGAATATTTATAGTAGTCTTTGGCATGAGCTTTTCCAAACGTTGGATAGATTTGATTATACGACTGATGGAGATTTTAAGGCCTTTGATGGTACTATAAGACCAGAGTTTTTTAGGTACTATGCCATGCTGGTGAACAGTATGTATAGAGATAGCCATGGAGATAAGAGAATGATGTTAAGTACAGGATGTTGTTTTGCACCAATGTTTGTTTTAGATAAGGTTTATATGAAGTTGCAAGGGAATCCATCCGGTTCCAGACTCACGACTTCTTTTAATAGTTTTGTAAATAGAATGTATGTAGTCATGTCCATGATTAAAGTTTTACCAGAACACTTTAGGAATCAACAGTTCTTTAAGGATAATGTTAAAATATTCGCCCATGGTGATGATCACATAATAGGTTTCAATCAAATAGTGATGGAGAATTGGGATGCTTTGGTATTGCAAGCTTTTATGAAGCAACACAATATTGAATACACATCCTCAAGCAAGAATGAAGACCTAAAACCATACAGAAAACTGTATGATTGTTACTATTTGAAATCTTATTTTGTTTATAATAACCAAACCCGTAAATATCAGGCAGGATTGGATAAAGAAGTTATACAAGAGATGGTATCTTGGCAACGAGATGACAATATCAAATCTACTGAAATGATAGTTCAAACAGCGCTCAGATATGCTTATTTCTGGGGATATAAATACTTTGAAAGTATATATACCCAACTAGAAAAAGTTATAACAGAACGTCATTTGGATATTACTTTAATAGACTATAACTCTTTAGAACAATACTACCTATATAATGGGCAAATGGATTTTTCTTATGTTTAATGCTAGTAAACTAGCCGCAGGTAATGATGTGACCCTGTTCAACAATACATCGATACTAGTAAACTAGTCGCAGGTAATGATGTGACCCTGTTCAACAATACATCACTTTGATAAGGTATTTTATCCCTGACCAGCAGGATGCGATTTGCATATAAAGGAAGTGCTAGGAGACCACTTTAACAAATTCCCCTCGGAGGAGTTACTCAAACTTATTTTTTATGAACGATTTTTCTAAGGATATTTTAGGAGCTATCAAAAGCTCCAAGGAGGAAAATAAAGAATTTCCTCCAGATTTAGTGTTAGATGGTGTTAATTCATTAATGAAGAACACCAATCTAACCCCAATAGTAGAAGAGACAGGATCGGCTTACACAGCTCAAAATAATCTTCTTGTTAGTAATTTGCCCGTAGCACCAGATAAGGATGCTGCATTTGATGTAAATTACTCCTATCAGAGTATAGTAAAGAAACCTTATTATATTAAGTCATTTCAAATTACTACTACTTCCTCAATAGGAGTTCCACTATTTTCACTGGAGCTACCCAGAGGATTCTTTGAAGCAAACACAATTCTAGGACATGTAGGACAAACCTTTACTTCATTTAAAGGAACGTTCCACATTCTAGTCTCGGTTCAAGGATCCCCTCAAGCTTCAGGTGCTATGATAGTGGTACCTCAATACGCAGTTGATATAGGTAATGCTTCGGATTTAATTTTTAAACAAGAAACTTTATTTAGACAACATGTAATTTTAGATTATTCTGATAACTCTTCTACAGCAGATCTAGTTGTGCCTTTTAGATACTGGAGAGATGGAGTAGACCCACTCAAAACCGTGCATTTCGTACGATTTTACCCTCTCGTAGCTTTAGCAGGAACCGGTACAGTAACATGTACAATAAGTGTTTTTGTTGAAGATCCGCAGTTTAGGTTTTTGCGACCAATAACAGCGGCAATAGAGAGAGAGACTCAGGGTTTATTAAATTTCACCACAGTTAATAATACTTTTCAAGACATAATAGATTCAACTATACCAACGAATATTACAGGAGATACTTTAGATATTCAACCTAAGATGATGGACGCCGTACCGGTAGCCACCAATCCTTCTCCTTTAATTGTTAAGTATAATTCTTTTAATAATGCAGATAATCCTTTTCCAGTAGAGCGTATGAGTATGATTAGTTCGGCAAATAATGTATCAGACAGATCAACGTTTGGTATAGATGTCGACGAAATGGATATGTTGCAAATATTGAAACGAGACAACTATTTGGCGACTTTCAATATAACAACCGCAACTGCAACAAACTCAGACGTCTTTGCTACGTATGTAACACCTAACACCATGTGGGCTTCACCAGATAGATACAACGCAATGTCTTTTATTGCTACTAAATTTAAATTTTGGCGTGGCGGCTTAAGATATAAATTTAGATTCTTTCTGAATCGATTTCAGTCTGTAAAATTATATGCTTCAATGTTCTACAAAGCATTGGATCCATCTACTTTGACAGATTTTTCGGGTTCACACGGTGTCGTGCTAGATATTGGCGGAGACCAGAGGGAAGTGGAAATAGAAGTGCCATATAATGCAGAGACTCCTTGGCTAATGAACGTGTATAGAACAGGTCAAGATTTATCTACTGACACTGTTCAAACATACGCATTGGGCAAGATAGCTTTGTACAATATGACACCTTTAGTTTCTCCAACAGGTTCACCTACCACTATAACGTGTATCGTAACAGTAAGTGCAGCTGATGACTTTGAGTTTGCTAGTTACGCTCCAGTAACAACGGAAACTCAAGGAAAATTAGTTCGCTTATCAGCGCTATCCGATAGAAAGGTAGGGGATCAGATGGATATTCCCAAATCTCTTAAAACCTATTTTAAGAGATATGCAGATGCTGTAAGTTGGAAATCGGATATAGATTTAAATAAGTATAGTGTATATGGAGCTGTTTTATATCCAACCATAAGACAGACATCAACAGGCGCTACAACTAATTTTACATCAGGTCGAACGAATATTATATCCCCTTTCCACAACAGATTTCCATTAGCTGGGCTGTTTTCAGGCCATCGTGGAGGTATGACAGCAAGAATAGCATTAACCTATGCTATTACTGGTCCTAATCTCACTGACAGACGAAGATTAGTTCCATACTGTTATTATTTTAACCCAGCTTTTACTAACCAGAATCAGACACTCCATCTCAATGGTGTATGCTCTACTCTCAACAATTACATAGTTAATAATTTAAGTAGTTCAGCTGGCGCATGTCCGACACCATATGTGGTTCAGCCGGTTAATATGACAACGTCTGAATCAGGTATGGAAGTGATCTACGAAGTGGATTGCCCATATTCTCATGCTCTGAAGTATGCTCCAACTTATGGAGGATTAGGTTTCTATGCACACGGATTTATCGTGGCCGGATTCTATGACCCTCTAAAGCAGGACATTGGAGAAGATACAGGGTGTATCTTCTCAACACAAATGAGTTTGAAAATAAGCGATGACTCTAGATTCGGAATATTAGAGAAAGGTTCGTTCACCGTGCTTAACACCTTGCAGAACGAAACATCGTGGGGCGCATCTACTGCAGATGGCTAACTGTGATAGAATAGGGAGGTATATTAATATATTTTAATCCTGAACTATCAACTACTG